GGATACTCCGACGGTCTCTATTGATACCGATGAGTCAACTCCGTTTCGCTACTACATGGACAATCAGTGGACGTGGAGCGAGGTTGAGGAGATTTGCCTTGTCTACACCACCTACGAGAGGCATGGCGACACCTGGACGAAGAAGATTTGGTCCGGGGATATGATGGTTGAAGAGGAAGAGCTCACCGTTTTCCCGTTTATGGTCGCTTGGCAGAGGGATTATGGCCGGAATTATGGCGACAACACGCTGAGAGATGCCGTACAGCCGCAGAGAGATTTGAACAAGATTTCCTCAATGGCTATGGACCATGCCGAGACGCTTGGGAGCTATTATCTTTACGCCCAATACGGGTCTACTGTCGAGATTGAGAAGATTGCCGACGGTATGATTTCGCTTTTGAAGGGGAATGGTGGAGAGATTAAGCCGATTGGAGGGCTCCCCGTTTCCTCCGCTCACCAGTTTTTGATCCAGACGCTTGAACGTGAGATTCAGAACTCCCAGGGGGACTACGACACCCTAAGAGGGTCTATGCCGCAGGGCTCCACCCATATCCCTGGATACATACAGCGGTCGGTAATGGAGAACGGGATCTCCCGTATGAGTACTTCGCTTCAACTCCTGGAAGAGTTTGTTAAAACGGTATTCATGAAGATCGTCAATATTGCCCAGGAGAAGTACGACGTAGAAAGGTTCCTCCGGATTAATGGGATCGAGAACGAGGCCGAGGTTATGGAGGTCAAGGGCGACAATTTGTCGTGCGCCGACATAACGATTGACCTTGGAAGCGGGTTCCCTCTCTCGAAAATGGAGAGGTTCCAGCTCATGTTACAGATGAAACAGCTTGGCCTTGTTGAGAACAACCAGAAAGCGATGGAGTTTCTTGGCGTTCCTGATATTGATAGGTTCTTTTATATTCAGCGGCGTGATGTATTGCGAGCTAGGCGGGAGAATGAGTTCATCTATGCGTTTAAAACGTCAGAGAAGAACCCGAAGAAAGCCGAACTTCTGTCAGAAGAAGAGGCCCTTTCAATGGCGCCGCAGGTCGATATTGACGACGATGATGACGTCCACCTGGCAGAGCATAGAAGCGAAAAGAAGACGACAAAGTATGAGCTGGCCGATCCTATTATTCAGCAATTGATGGACGCCCATATAGCCCTCCACAAAGAGAACCAAATGCGGAAGGCGAAAGAGGATGTTATGATGTCGGCCCGGATAGAGGAGATGAAGATGGAGGCTCAAGCCGCCCTTCAAGAGAAGGCTAAATCCCTTACTCCTCCTCAGCCTCAACAGCAACAGCCCCAGCAGGCGGTGGACCCTCAGCAAGCGGCCATGATGGAACAGCAAGCGATGATGGCCCAGCAACAGGCTATGGCGGACCAGGAGGCTCAAGCTGGCGCCTTACCTCCCGAAGGTATGGTTTCTCCCGAACAAGCCGCCATGATGGCTCAAAGTGGCGAAATTACCCCGGAGGCTCAGGCGGTTATTGAAGCTATGTTACAAGCTCAGGGTGGTCAACAGATACCTACCCCTGAAGAAATGATTCTACAGCAAGCCCAACAAGGAGGGATGTAATGGCAGGCGATGATAATGCTATTGACTTAGAAGGTCTCCAACAGGAGCTTACAGAACATTTTATGGGAGAGGACAAGGAAGAAGCGCCACCCACGGCGCATGATACTCCTTCCTCCACCCCTTCCGCTACCACTGAACAAACCGGGGAGGTTGATGCCAAAGAGTCCAACGCCTCCCCGGCCTCCTCTACAGAAGCGGGGCAAGGCTCCGAGGTTGTAGAGGATGTTAAAAAGCCCGAACAGGCGGCAAAGCCCGCCGATGAGTTTGACGAAAACAGGGCCGCAGAGGCTTTTCTACGGAAGAACCCGCAGGCCGCTCAAGCCATTCAATTCGGGCAGATACTTTCCTCCCTTCCTAGAGAGGCGCAGGCGCAGGTTGTTAAGATATTACAAGATGCGACCAGCCCTGTGCCTCCGCAGAAGGCCCCCGAGGCCGACCCTTACGCCCAACACAAGCAGGTCCTTGAGGAGATGGAGATCACCTTCCCTGGGGTTGCGAAGGTCTTTGGAGATATTATCCAGCAGAACCAGAGGCTTGAGCAGGCCGTGTCTGAAATGCGTTGGGACGTTAATGGCCGTAAGCAGTTTGAGGATGGCTATCGGCTTGAGGTATTGAGAAACACTTTCCAGTCACAGGAGCAGAAATTACGTACCGAACTTGAGCCTGTTATTGGCAAGATTACCGATGACGACATGGAGCAGATTAAGGTGATTGCTATCGGTGAGAGGCAGGCCAAGGCGATGAAAGGAATTGATTACGTTCCTGACATTTACGAGATCGGGAAGTCGTATTTTGACCGTGTGAAGTTGTACCAGGACCGTATGGCTAAGAGAAATATTATCAATGGAACAGCGGCTAAACAGCCCGTCAAGCAAGTTGCCAAGCAGGCAACCTCCAATCCAACGCCGACAAAAGAAAGAGACTACGGGACCAATCCTTACGAAGATCCCATTGACGTTGAGATTAGGAGACAGCTTGAGGGTATTGATAGACAGTCCGGGAATGGTGGGATATAACCACTCCCGAGTGAGGAAACACTATGCCTAACGATGTTGCGGTGGTCAAGGCCACCATGACGAACCTGTTGAAAACTCTTGCCATTGACAAGATTTTCGACAAGGCGGTTTTCGCTGAGAAGCGGGAGCCGAAAGAGATTATCCCTTTTTTCAAGAAAGTAGCTGGGCAGACGAAAGAGGACATTCATCTCAAGACTCAGGGGATGGAAGGACTCACCGGATACACTGAAAGTTCTAACGTAAACCGTGTCGCTAAGGGTGCCTCCATCAAGGGATACTACGAAAGTAAGATTATGACGACCGGTACGATTATCAGTTTGCCCGCCGTTATCGAGGCTGAGAGCCGTGGTATCGGAGCTTATGCCAAGAGTGCCGTAACCGATATGACCAAGGGACTGATCAAGTCGGCTCTGGCCGATTTCGATTGGTATGCCTTCGGGAACGGCACTGGACAGTTGGCTCTGGTTAACGGAGCCGTGACTACCTCTACCTCCGTTACCATCGACACTCCTGGATGCTATGGGCAAATTAGGCCCGGCCAAGTGATTGACATCCAGACCAGCGGTGGGTCCAAGGAAGTTTCCGGAGTCCGTATTCTTGACGTTTCCGGGCACGTTCTGACGATGGAGAGCGCCGTCACTTGTTCCAACGACTCGATCATCACTATCAAAGACACCTACAAAGCCGTTCCTGACGGTCTTCAGAGCATTGTCGGGACCACGACCTTCATGGGCATTAACCCGTCCACTACCGGCAATGGTTCTTGGAAGAGCTTTGTCTCTGACGCCAACGGTGCGGCTCTCTCGGTTGACCTGGTTGAGTCTTTTATCTCTGACCACTACGTGTACAACAACCAGCAACTTCCGAATGTTATGCTGATGGACCCGCAGTCGGCGATGCACTTTCTGAAACTTGCCTCTGCCGACAAGGTTATAACCAATACTGAAAAGTACGTGGTTGGACGTGACTTCCAGAAGAAGGCGTTCTACCACATGTACGGGACGATCCCGATTTATCTTTCCACCTATTTCGGGAAGCCCTCTACCCATACGATGTATCTACTTGACACCACCGATCTTGAGCGTCGGGAAGTCAAGGGGCTTAGCTACTTTGGCTCTGATACTCTCCACGAACTTGACGCCCGGTTAGATTGGGAGGTCAAGATGTACTGGATGGGGCAGTTTATTTGTACCCATAGAAAGAGCCACGCCAAACTGTACAACTACGATTTCACTTAAGAAGATAGAATAGGGAAGCCCCTGGGCTTATGTCTGGGGGCCTCCCGCCATAAGAGGAGGAACAATGCCTAGATTCGATAAGGCCCAACTGCTTCAATACATCGACAACATCTGTGGCCAGAGCAACTACTGGATGACCCACAGTCGGGACAGAGCGAAGGAAATTTTCACAACCTTTGCCGAAATGGTCCCTGACTTTCCCCGTGTTAGATACCTGAAAACCATTGTCGACAAGGCTCCCGAAGAGCAGATCCGAACAGAACTCGACATTCTGAGGGCGGAGTTGACTGCCAATCCCGCTACACAGCCCGAGGTTGTAGAGGCTGAAACGGAGCATGAAACAGAGTCTTTTATCGAAGACACTCCTAAGCCGTTTGTTGGCAGGGGAAGAAGGAAATAACGATGAGGAAGGTATGGACTCGGAACTTTTTTCTCAGGCAGGCGTTTAGCGCCTATAATGGACGCCTGTTTGAGGCGTTCGATCCATACCGCTCCCCCTGGAACGATAGCCTAGACGATGAAGTAAGTAAGCTAGGGGAAAACTTCGTAGTTCTGTTTAATAACATCGTTGGGAAGTGGGGCCTGGTTGTGGCCCTTCCTAACGGGAGGATCAACATTAAAGGCTACTACGGCCACGAGGGCGAGATCATTCACGATATTCGCAAAGGCCGGTGGATGAGAGACAACAACAAGAAGCCGTCCGACCTAGAGGATCTTATGCCTTCAGGCTCTGGCGTTGACGATCCAGAAGTACAGGAAGAAATTGAGAAAGGTGTCCATGACGCTTCAGTACAACAGGGGCTTATTGATAGAAAGCCTTCGGTGATCGTATGAAAATAGCGGACCTTCTGACGATGGTGCGTTTTTACCTGGACGAGGAGGGAGCTGACGACCTCCCTGCTGGGGCCGTGGTTAACCCGTTCTGGACGGACACGAAGCTGACGTTGCTGATTAACCATTCCTATGCGGCGTTCCGGGATATGCTGACAATGTACGACAAGGATTATGGGATCACGACCGTTACTGGCGTGGTAACCGTACCTGCCTCCACAATCACTCTCCCTACAGACCTGAGATCCGTAAATCAACTGACCGTTGGCGGGAATGTTTTGTACCACAGGCCTTTGACGCTGATGTTGCGGAACGAGCTTGACATGGCCGAGACTGGGACGCCGATGTTTTACTGTATTACAGGCACTACAGCTACGCTCTACCCAAAGGCTACTAGCGCCCTTGCGTATACGCTTGTTTATACCCCTGGTATAACTCCGGCAGAATATCATCCTCCAGCTGACGATGGCGAGACTGAGGTTGACTACCCTGAGAGGGATACTTGGTTGCGCTGGGTGGTCTACGACGTTGTGTCCGAGGCGTTGAAGAAGGACCGTAGGCACGATGAGGCGATGGCCTATCTCCGGTATCGGCAGGAAGTTGAGGCGGGTATAGACCGAGACATATCGATCATGAACAGGGGGACTGTTAGAAACATCTTCGGTGAAGCATAATGGCGAAGAGCCTGACGGCCAAGACTGCGGAGTTCCCTGTTAATTCCT